GATCTCCTGGCGCTGCCGGGTGCGCATCATCGAATCGCGATGCGCCAGCACCTTGTCCTCGGGCAACCCCATCTCGATCAGGTCGCTGGCCGCGACATCCCGCACATGGAACACCGCACGCGCGCCCTCGACGGTGGCAGCATCAGCGACTACCCAGACGCACTCCGCCGCCACCGCCTCGATCACCGGCCACGATTGTTGGGCGCTGCGGGTGATAGTCGCCGACCAGTACTCCGCCGGGGCGCCCTGGCTCAGATACATCTGCCCGTCCGGCGTCTTGGCCAGCGCCTCCTGCTCGCGCTGCAGCATCGGCCGGCGGACGATGCGCTGCGCCTCGATGCCGGGTTCGGCGAGCAGCATCTGCAACTGCGGCAGCAGCAGCCCCTCGCACACCTCGGTGCGGATTTGCTGCCGCTTGCCCCAGTACCAGCGCACCCAGCCGGCCTTGCGGGTCAGCGCATCGAGTAGCGCGTCATGCAGCACCGTCCACCCCTTGTTGGCGGTGAACAGCGCCCAGCGGCAGTAGTCCGTCGCCTGCCGCGCCAGCGTGGTGGCCAACTGGTCGTTGCCGGTGATCTCACTGCTGATCGGCTCGAACGACACCGGATCTTCAACGGCCGTGAACAGCCGCAGCAGCGATGGCAATGTCTGCCTGATGGTGTCGCGCACCACGGTGAGCACGATCTGTGACCGGCCCGTAGCCTCGTCACCGAACGGCCGACCGGCATAGTATTGACTTGCAGTAATACGCTCGCGGCTCAAGTACTGGTCATAGTTTTGCGCGATCTTGAAGTAATACCGCGCGACGGAGGTGATCTCCTCGTCCGTCTTGCCGAGGCGTTCAAAGATGATTTCCTGCTGCCAGGATGCCCCGTCGGGCTTGGCCGCGGGCCGCAACCCTGCCGCATACTTGCGAAGCCCGGCCGGCAGTTGGTCGTCGGTGTCGGTGTCCGCCTCGGTGTCCTTGGGCGGCAGCAGATAGGCCAGCACCTGCTCGGCACCGAGTTGCATGCCGGCGGGACGCATGCCCTGCGGCACCAGTCCGGGGATCTGCGGCATCGGCGGTGGTCCGAACGACTGTGCCGACTGGCCAAGCAGGCTGCCGGGCGGCATCGGCGGTGGGCCAGCGTTTGGCATGCCCTGGCCTGGATAGCCTGGAGGCGGTGGGATCGTACCGCTCATGCTTGTTTCCAATCTCCGAAACATACCTCACGAACGTATCGCGCCGTCAGGCTCGCCAGAGGAATACGATGGTATACTCTAGGCATTAAATCTCCATTCCCTTTAAATCCATAGTCATTCCGCGACTATCAAATAACCCGGAACTCATTCCACTTGCAATTCCTAATCCCGCCTCAGCGAACGTTAAACAAAGCGCATCTGCAAAGTCGGTACTTGGTAGACCGCGCGCCCGCATCAGTTGCTTGGACTCCACCTGCAACCGGCCATCACTAAGGAAGGCATAACGTGGCGACGCCAGATCCTCACGCAGCCTATCATGCCGTGGCAACCGCACATTGCGGCCTGATAGCCATTCTCGTGCGCGCACCCAGAGTTCGTCTCTCAACCGCGCATAGCGTCCGGTCGTGCTAGGCACCTCGGCCACGTTAAGGCCGAGGACAGGCACATTCTGCTCGTGCAAGCGATCCACGACCCCAGCACCGATGCCGATCACATCCACCACGATCAGGGCAGGCTTGTTGGCTCCGGCAGCATCCCACTCCGCCTTGATGGCTCCGGCCAGCATCATGGTGTCGAACTGATGCCATGAGCGGGGCATCTCCTCGACTACCAGCCCACGTCGCTTGACCAGCGTGCTGGCATCATTCCCGAACCTTGCAACATCACAACCCCAGATAGAGCTTGCACTCATGTCAATTGGGATATCGCGTACCATAGCGCTGTCGATCAGGTCGGCGGGGATCAGCGTGTTGTCGTCCGCCGTGGGCCATTCACCCAAGCACCTTATGCGAAACGCATTGCTGTCACGCCCGTAACGCTCTGCAATCTCCTCGATGAACTTCGGATCAACGCGCGGACTATCGAGCCCGCTCACCTTCATGCAATGCCATCGGTCACGCTCCATGGTCATCACAAGCCAAAAATACCCGGTTGCCCTGGTCGGATTACCTATCAGGACGGTTATCGCCCCCGGCGTGCTCATGCTGCCGCTGGCAGCCTCGTAAACATTCTCCTCGATGCCAGATGCCTCATCACAAACCAGCAACACGTTGGCGCTGTGGACGCCTTGCAACGCCTCCGGCTGATCACGCCGACTGGTCCGGGCGCTGATAAAACACTCTGCATCAGCCTTTAAGCGTATGTGGTCCGCCTGCAAGTCCCATAGCTGGCGCCAGCCTGGAGGCAGTGACGAAAACCATTTCGTCGTCTCACTCCAGAGACTATCATACAGCTGCGGGGCGCTCGGCGCAGTGCAGACGCACTTGAACGGTGATCGTGTGTTGCAAAACCACACCATCAGCCAAGCAGCGAGCGCTGTCTTGCCACAACCGTGCGCGCTACGGATGGCAATGCGTGTATGGCCGCGCGATATTGCGCGCAATGCCTCCAACTGCCAGGGATCAGGCTCGCAGTGTAAGACTTCGCGAACAAACGCCACGGGTGCCCGTGCGTATCTACCGATCGCCACGTCAAACGGGTTGGCCGCCCTGGCGATGGCCTCGGCCCAGTCCGGTGGCAGGGTTTCAGCGTGGCTCACGGGTCCAGCCGTGCATTCCGCCGCCTGACGAACTCGGCGATGGCTGGCTTTACGAGAGCGCAGCGCTCGCCGTCGCACGCCTTGTGGCGGTAACCATGCTGATTCGGCTCTGCATAGAGGCTGGGGCCATACTTGCTGATGAACCCGCCGATCTGCGTGCAGACGGCCCACGCGGACTTGTAACCAAATGCCGCGCCTATCTCGCGCTGCTTGATGCCACTGGCCCACTGTGCGGCGGCGAAGCACGCGTCCTCGTCCGTCCATCTGTGCATGGACACCCCTTCATAGTGAACACATCACCACACGAACGCGAACCACGCAGCTAACGCACACGAGAACACGAGCCACACGCCAGCAACCACACCAATGCGCGACGCGGCGAGCCGCATCGCGCGCATCACGGCCATCGGCCACCCCTTCATACGGTCGTTTGCGGATGCATCACGACATTGCACGATGTTAGCGCCAGAAAATAACTGCATCGCAACGCCGTTTTGTCCTTGCAATTCTACATCCGCAACGCTATTTTGTCGTTATCGAAACCGGAGACAGACAGATGACCTACTACCTCAAAGCCGCTGCGATCATTGCCCGCCACCCGCTGAACGTGGCTCGCCATCCGAAAGCCGGATACATCATCCGCACCATCATCCGCCGCGAGTTCCGCCTGCACTGGCTCCGCGACGTAGCGAAGGGAGCCAACTGAGCCATGAAAGCGTTCCGCATATTCCGCAACCACTTTTTGTGCGATGCCTGCCCGAACGAATGGAGCGATGAGGCGATGGTTGTAGCGCCGGCATATTGCCCGTGCTGCGATGCACGCACCGAACCGTATGACAGCACCGCGCTGCTTGAGGATGTCACTGTAACCGAGGAGATTGAGTGATGGACATTTTCACCGAACAGGACTGGCGCGATCAGTGGTGCGCTATTGACCGCGACACGTACGACGGCGCCGAGGACAGCCGCACACGTAACCAGATCGGCATTGGCAAAACAGAAGCTGCGGCCATCGCCGATCTGATGGAACTCATCGAGGACGCCGCATGACCCCTGCTGAGTTCACCGCGGCGCTCGATGTGCTGGGCTGGTCAAAGCGAGAGCTAGTCCGGCACATCAAGTGCGACACCAACCTACCACTCGCATGGGAACGCGGTGAGGTTGAGATCCCGCCGCGCATTGAAGCATGGCTTACGAAGCTGGTGAAGTTTCATCTGAAACATCCGGCGCCGAAGAACTGGCGCCTGTCGTAGCTATTCCGTTGGCGTCGGCGCATCGAGCAGATTGGTTTCCTGCTGCGGCGCAGGCTCAACCTGGCCATCGATGAGCTTGCTGGACATCTCGCGAGCGGCGTTTAGGTGCAGCAGCAGCACGCCACCGACTTCGCCAGTATGCGCAGTCACCGCGAGGTCTGGAATTGTCTTGCGGAGCAGGCCCAAAGCGGCGCGAACTTGGTCCGATGACATACGCACGGAATCGGTTGTATCTAAAGCAAATGCGTTCAGACGGTTAACGAGCTGACTCGTCTGAATTTTGGAACGGGTCCGTGCATCGTGTTCTGGACTAAGCCTGACAGCCATCGCGTCGTTCCAGACTAGCAATTGGTATCCACACTTCGCGTAAATGCCCGAACATCATCAGTCCGATTAGAGCTGAATCGCCGTGGATGCTGATGACGGCCCCGACCATGCCATTGGCAGCCCCTTTGCTGACCACCACAGCCTCGCCTGTGACGATGAGCGAATGCTCTGGAGGGGTAGTAGCGCGAACCGCTTCACCGGCCTGTAGCATGCCTAGAACGGCCGCGCTGACATACTGTATCCCATTACCACCGAGCAGATTGGCGCGAATGCCTGGGCAGTAGCGGATTGGCCGCCACAGATCGGGCGGTGAGTAGGGCACGAAGATGTATCCTGGGAACAGCGGGAGGCGAACGAAATGCCAGAGCGATGGTGTGACGCGATCGCGTCGGCGAGCGGTGTAGCGCGGGACGAACGGATCATAGCCACGCTGTCGGAGGTTGGTTTCTGCCCATGTCTCGGCCTGGCTGTAGGTTGCGAGGACGGCGGCACGATGGCGAATGCACCCGGCCTGCTTTGGGCTGTCGGGTTCGAGGTCATCTAACCGGCTATGTGGTGCG